TTCCCCTCACCAATTGCATCTTTAAATGCTTGCGTACAGTCTGTAACCCCATCAGGGACAGCCCCAAAATCATCAACATGGACAATTCTATCCAACTTCTTTTTATAATAACTGGCATCGTACACAAATCGTCCTGAAGCTGTAGCAAAAGTCTTTCCATCAATAGCTGAAACTCTTAAATCAATAAGCTCATTTATGTTATGGTTGTCACTATTTAGAATGAGGTTGTCAATTCTTGAAGTATCATACTTCAGCTTTTCAGCTAAAGTGAATGCACCGTATGTGATTTGGTCGGCTGCGTGAGCTGCCTTTGCCTTTGTGTGTATGTTCCAAGCGTTAGTATTCTGATTGATCCCATTCTCGATGGCAACCATGTCACTTTGAATTTGAAATTCTCTTAGAGCATTTTTGGTTGTATCATAATATTTTATTAGATTTAATATATTTAACCACTCCTTTTTGATGCTTTAACTTGCACTAAAATCAACCAATCTCATATCGTCAAAGTATCTTTTAACATCACGAATTTTCTTAGCATAGCTTAATTGGATATCCATAATGTTCTTCCTGTAATTAGCAAAAGTAAGTTTTGGACTGCTGTATGGATTCAAAGGGTCATATTGAATTGATAGTAATCTTACATCCCCTTCATAGGTGATACCATAGCCTGTATCCGCTAGTATATGTAATGTATCGCCTTTCCAAAAATTCTCTTGAATCTTTAAAATCTTTTCATCGTAAACATACTGGTAATCTACCTCAACAGTTATTTCAGGATATGGATTCACATGTTTCTTTAGTTGAGAAATAATGCTTGATGCTTTCTTACACCGCTCATCTCTAATGGGATCTGCTTCTCTCGGCATTCCATCTATTAAAAATTTCTTTTCATCAGGGTGTCTGTAAAGGACAGGTTCAAAAACATACTCAGGCTCTTTTTTCGGATCTGTAGATTTATTGTCTTTCAATGCGCCATATCCCCATGCTCTTGTAGTACATGGTTTAGAACTATATTTTATTGTTATACCAGGCATGTTTAAACGAGAATCCAGGGTATGATTTATTTCTTTACCCATTTTTTCATAGACATGAATTATGTAATTATCAATGTCCAGTTCAGGTTCATAATCATCTACAATCTGATCCATCAGCTCAGTTGAGTTCTTGTCTCCAAAATTCTCTTGATCAATGGTTGGGAAATTGCTTTCTTTCCCGTGTAAAGTGTAAGAGAACTTTGTACCTTTCAAAACAAAATCAAGTGCTTGTTTTATTGTCATTTTTTTATTCATCGTGTCATGAACATAATTATTGATCAACAAAAGGTACACATGGCTTGCCTTAATTGTCTTTGTTAAGATACTATTTTCTTGCTTAATTTCAACATCAGTAATATAGTATTTTTGTTTTTTAAACATCATCTCATCTACATATAGAATGTTATCTGTCATCAATAAATCAAACTCAGCACCATTATTTTCTGTTCTAGTTATTGAAAAGGTAAACTCCTTCTTACCATTTGTATCATCAACTAAGTCAATGCTAACACCTGTTATTTCAATCACTTCGTCACCAGAAGCGCTTGACACATGTATTTGATTAAAGTAAACATCTTTGGGAAGCTTTTCATTTGGAGGCTGTACATCATTGCCATCATACTCTTTACTAGGGTATGTTGGTGTAACAGGAGGCTGTGAAGGTTCATCTGGATATTCTGGTAATCCTTCAATCGAGTCATATTGTGTAAGTTTATTAGTCTCAATTATGCTATTTAATTTTGTTGCATAAGATGGGTCTGTTGCGTATCCTGCCTTTACAAGAGCAGCAGTAGCTTTTTTGTAATCAGTCTCGCCCACTATAGCTTTATAATGATCTTTGTCCCAACTTAATCCGTTTGTATACAACTTGGCCAGATCCTGCATTGATTCATACCAGGACGGATACTTTCTAAACTTAGCTTGCACACGTACAGCATTTCCTTTTTTATCATACTCAGTTGTCCACATAAGCACGTATTGTCCGTTATACGTCCCTTTGATTCCAAATAGGTTCTTCCCTTTAGTTGCCAGCCCACTTGTGCCATAGCCACTTTCTAAGCAACCTTGAGCTATTACAAGGCTTGCAAGGATATTGTAATTCTTTAATATTCTTTGAGCATGTGGTGCAATTTCATTTATAAAACTTGCGTTAGACACTTAAAACCTCCTTATGAATAATAAAACCTTGTATCAAATTTGATAGTGAAATCATCACAGTTCAAAATCTCAAATTTGTTGATACCAACATCTAATCCAGGTATCCTACCAGATGTTTTTAAGCGAGTGTTATTCACTACCAAGTACTGCCGTACATTAGTGACAGACTGATTTTTCTTTAATTCTTGATTTATTGTTACTTTTTCGCCACTAGTATGATTAATAATTGAGATATTCTTCCCTGTTCCATTAAAAGTAACATTGTAATCATGTTCCATTGTATTAATCATGACATTTCCAGGGTTGTAAACTTGAAAGGTTTTTTGTTTTTCAAAGAAGTATTCCCTATCGTCTCTGTCATCAAGGTTCATCCCCACGTTCCAGTTTTCCCCACTTAAGTTCTGCGGGATTATAGACCTCTGAACTGATTCAGCAACACCTGTAATGTTCGTAAAATTCACAGTAAAAGATGTTGCGTTATTTTTCTCCGGTTTAGGAATGCTGAATTGACCACCACAGGTGACTAAAAATCTACGATTGGGTAACAGATTGCTAGATATGTAGTAAGGTCGAGGTCTTACTAAAAGAGCAAACAACTCTTGTCGCCATTGATAAAAATTTGCATCAATAATCGAATTAAAGAATATGGTTACTGTTATTGTTCGTGGTTTGTATACAATGTCACGAGGGTGCGTAGGGATGACCACACCGTTAGTTCTTTGTAATGTAATAGTCTCCCATTCAATATTGGGTGATTCAGGTTCAAACTTTTGCCCTTTAAAATAAGGGAGCCTGCTATTTAAGCTTTTGCTCCCTTGCCCATCTAAAAAATCTAAATAAAAAACATCTATCAAACTACACTCTCACCCCATTTCTAAATGATGTGTCTATTAATCGGTCTCCACTTACCTGATCGTTTCTCTTATGATCAACGTGTTCAAAGTTGATTTTAGCTAATTGTTTACCATCAACATTGACATTAGCTGGTTGTATAACAATTGGTGCTGTTGCTATCTGTGGTTGAGAATTCCCACCTGTAAACTGTTGAGTCATTAAAGCAATTAACTCACTCATTTGTTTGGTTAAACCAGGTGTTTCAATTTCACTTTTCACAACCAATTCAGATCGAAAATTCAACATTTCATCTGCAGCAGACTTGATATTAAAAGCCATTTTTCCAAGTTCATCTTGAAGTGACGAATATGTACTTTTCCCTAACTGAGAAGCACTTTGTACAGCTGTTTTTGTTGATTCACTAATACCAATAGCTAAACCATCTGTGAAGTTATGTCCTTCTTCTTTAGTAAGCTTTGAAGGCGAATGTGAATCCATCGCTTTCTTTAAAGCTCCCAAAGCAGCTTTACCTACATTCCAGGCTTTACTAAACACAGTCCCATTTTTTGACCCTAGTCCATTGATAAATCCCTGAACAAAGTCAGAACCTGCACTATGGGTTTTAACACTTTTCAGACCCTTTTCACCGCTTTTAGACACACTTGAACCAGCAGAAAATGCTTTGCCTTGTTGACTATTTAAACCACTCGAAAAGAAGTTACCTGCTCTTCTGCCGCCACCACCGTCTGTTGTTTGACCTAATGTGTTAGAAACGGCTGAACTCAGAGATCCTGCTGATGCTATGTTACTCCCTTTAGTAGAATTTAAGCCTGACTGATGCATATTACCTTTTTTTGCTCCTGCAGCATTAGCTTGTCCGCCATTTTTACCTAGCTCATTTAATACAGATTGGCGTAGAATTGAACCTGTAGCAATGTTTGTACCTTGTGTAGAACCAAGTCCAGCGCTGAATGCAAAACCCTTATTCATCCCTGCTTGATTTGGTGTACTGTTGTCTGAATTTAGTTGATTGTTAAGCGCCTGTTGTAAGACCGTTCCCCCACCAATAACTGCGGTTGTGGACTGCTTCAGGCCGGCAGAAAAGTCATCAGCAACCTTCTTCCCTGATTGCTGGGCGTTTGTCGGCTTATCTAATTCCCCTTCTACATTGGCAACCATTTGACTAGCTTCTTCACGGGCTTCCTCTTTGGACATTCCCATGCCTCGATAAAACTCTTCTAAAGCCTGTTGGGTTGTCTCAATTGCTTTTTCCTTGGTCTGCCCTAATTTTTGAAGATAGTCTATTTGTCGGGATGCCCATCGTTCTTGATATGCGGCTTCCTGTTCTTCAGCTTGCGACGCTATTCCCATAGAGTTAGTAGTAAACTCTGTTTGCCTCTCAAGAGCCTTTCCTGTTTCTAAATCAAGGAGTTTGCCATCTCTAGACATCTTAGAGAACAATGCGCTTGAATTCTTTTCATAAGCATCAGTATTTTTTGCTAATGCACTATTATAGTCAGCGGTGCTTTTGCTCAATAAGGACCTTCTTTGATCAGCCTCTATGTAACCCTGAGCATAAAGCTTCTCAATAACATCGTTTCTATATTCCATGTCTTTCTGTGCGGCTTTCTTACCGTCATCGTATACTTTTTTAATATCATTGTTGTATTGCTGTGCTTGTTTAAAAGAGAGCTGTCCTTGTTGGTCTGTTACTGCTTTTTGCATTGCCATTGCTTCTTTTTGATTTGCAGCAAATTTACTTGTAGACAATTCAAAGTACGAAATAATGTCATTGAATTGCTTCTTCTGTGAAGCATTCATTTTAGAGGTGACAAGTCCTGTGTCTTTTTGAAGCTTATTGAGCTGTTTAAGTTTCTCCCTAGCTTCCTGCATATCCTTGTCAATTGCCCCAACCATTTTATCTGTCATCTTTTCGCCGGCTTTTTTGGTTTTCTCATCAGTATCTGCATAAAGCCCTTTTAAGACAACTAAAGCATCCTTCTTTAATCCCTCAAGTTCTTGTATAAGCTGGTCACGCATGCTGGCATATGTTTCAACTAACTTAGAAGACATTTTTTCAGCTTCAGAACCGGAAACACGGCTCAATTCAAATAGTTGGAGCTCTGCTTTTTCTCGAAGATCAACATAAGCCCCTGCCGCTTTTTGAGTGCCTTGTGAAACCCCTTCACCAAATAAAAGTGTTTTTTCTCTGGTTTCTTCTTGTTGTTTCTGCAAATTTTTTGATTGCTCAGTCGCCGCATACAAAGCTACACTTAATCCACCTAGTAAAGCAGTGCCGCCTACAATTGCCAAGCCTACAGGCCCTGTAAATGCCAGTAAAGCACCTATACCAGCAGTTAATGTTGCTGTGGCGGCAGTAACACCCAATACACCAGCAGCAAATAACGCCGTTTTACCGACTACCGTTTGTGTGCCTTTGTCGAGATTATTGAACATTGTCAGCATTGAAGCACCTTTATTCGCCAAATCTCCCAACGCTGGTAGCAAACCTTCGGTGATATTAATTTTTGCGCCTTCTAAAGCCGATTCAAAGTTAATTAGGCTACCCTTAGCATTATCGAGCATTGTATCAGCCATTTTCTTAGCTGCCCCGTCGGATTTTTCAAGAGCTTTCGTATTCTTATCTAAAGCTTGAGATCCTTTTTGTAATAAGACAGCCCAATGCTTGTATGCTTCCGCACCAACAATAGTTTTCAACGTAGCAGCTTGCTGTTCTTTGGTCATTCCTTTCATACCCTTTTTCATTTCTTCAACAACCTCAGGCATACTTTTCATGTTTCCTGCTGCGTCAAAGAAATCAAAACCTAACTTCTTAACTAGTTTTGAAGCTTTCCCCGTAGGCGAAGCCAATCTAATTAAAGATGTACCAAATGCCTGACCAGCAATCGACCCTTGTAATCCTGCATCACCAAAAGCCATAATTGCAGCTGCTGATTCTTCCATTCCCCATCCAAGTGAGTTTGCATTAGGAGCTAAGAATTTCATTGCTTCTCCCATTTGCTCAACATTGGTATTTGCATTAGCGGCTGCATAGGCAATTACATCTGCAGCATGACCTGATTTATCAGCTTTCAGGGCGAACGCAGACATGATGTTTGATGTAATATCAGCAGCGTTCCCTAATTCAAGCTGCCCGGCGGCAGCTAAACTTAACATACCTGGCATAGCTGCTAAGATATCATTAGTTTTAAAACCCGCCATTGCTAAAAATTGTTGTGCATCTGCCGCGTCCCTTGCGGTAAACACAGTAGTAGCTCCTAGCTCTTTAGCTTGTGCTTTCAGCTTATCGAATTGATCACCAGTAGCACCTGAGATTGCTTTTACACCGCTCATTTTCTTTTCGAAATCCATAGCTGTAGAAATAGCGTCTTTGATAGGCAATGCAAGACCAGCAAAAGCCACACCAGTTGTCATAGCTACAGAGGAGCCAATATTCCTCATAGCTGAACCAGTACGATCCATGCGATCTCCCAATTGAGTAATTCTGGAGGCACTTCGTTTCGCTTGCTCCTCTAACCGTTTTAATCTTTGGGTAGTCTCAGTTAATGCGTTTTGCGTTTTATTCATTGTTGAGTTAGCATAATTTAAACGCCTAGCCAGATTTTCTGTTTCTTTTGTGTCCTTGCCCTTTTTTTCTGCGGAATCTTTATAAGCTCTCTCAAGTGTTTTAACCCTGGACTTATGCACTTCCAACATACTGTTGAGATGGGTAATTTTAGTTTGGGATTCCTTTACTGCATTCCCCCACACTCCTACAGCCGTCTTATTCTTTTCAAACTCTGATTTCAGAGTTTTCGTTTTATTCGTTAGGTCAGCCATATCCTTACGAAATTCACTACTTTGAGAATATAGCCTCATTCGAATATCTTTAGTAGCCAAACAGCACCTCCTTTCTAGAAGATTCCTCCCCCAATTTGATCAATGTAAAGAGCCTCACTGTCTTTTTGTGAGGTTGGTTTTGGTATATTTTCTTCTTTTGCTTTTTGTATTTTTCTAGCTTCTCGCTGTAGATGAAATACTATATCCATTTCATCAATCTGATTTTGTGTGTAGCCGATATCAATTAATACGTTATAGAGATCTTTAACTGCATCGACTATACTTACTTTCCCAGTTCTTCTACTTTTGGTTCCTTGTCTGACAAAAGCTTGATAGCAAAGTCAATATTCCCCAATACATAGTTTGCTACAGAATATATTGTGTTTATAATTTTCCTTGAGTCCATTCCCTTTTCTAAGGTGTTCACATCAAACTGTCTGTCAAATACATCTACAACAAACTGAAGATACTTATCAAGGTTAAGGTAGACATTGAATGATTGATCCTCAAATTCTTGAGAAATAGTAGCAGCTAATCTAAAATGTAATCCTCCAATATAGCTAGGCGTAACATATCGTTTTTTCTCCCCATCAAGTTCTAACTCAATTGTCAATGGTTGCAATTATAATTCCTCCTTTAATAAAAGTTAAAAAGAGCACCGTTTAAGGCACTCTTTTTTTGATTATTTAGATAGTGTAGTTGTTCCTCCACTTGACAAAGATTTACCTTCATGAACTACTTGTTTAAACCAGTTTGCTCCACCAGTAAATCCTTTTACACCGTCTTGTGCTTGCGATTTCCACCGTTGTTTCCCATACTCTACAGGCATAAATTTAAGTGTAACTTTAGAGGTTTGAGGATCTGCAGAGCCTTCATCAGTTTTATGCTCTGTCGGTAATAGACTAGGCATCCCTTTCAAAAGCCAGTAATATCTATAGTCGTTGCTATTAGACACCTGAGCACGGAAAGCTAACGCCAGGTATGAAGCTTGGTCATTTTTACTTGCAAATTGAACGCCGTCTTCCTCCTCCATACCATAAATTTTCTCTTGAATGTCCAGAGGTAAGTCTGCCATTTCCATATCTACATCAATATCCCCAAGACTGTTGATGATATCATATGTACCGTTATCCGCATAAAATGGGCTTGATTCGGATTTTGGATCAACTGAAACGTTCACCGCCCCCGCTAGACGTTCTGGCGCTTCATAATCTAATTTATCAAATGAGTCTTCTTTTAATAATGCAATGTGAAACATATCTAAACCATGAATTGTTTTTCCCAAATATTTTCCTCCTAAATTAAAAAGACCTTGCTGTATCGCAACGCCTTGTGATAGATTTCATTTTCTTCTTCAAATAAATCTTGTGAATCATAACATGTGTAGTCTAAATTCTTCATTACGTTATCAACTTGTTTTGCGATTTTTGTTTCATTCTGCACAGTTTGCGAATTGCAAAATATGCTTATCTGAAATCTCAATATGGATCCATTCGCTTTATTGTCAAAAAAACCATCATCTTTATTTTGTATCTCAGTTATAATAACTCTTGGATATTTAGTGACATCGTTTGCGTAGCGGTTATGGAAACCACCGATCACTAAAGATTTCAGCTTTTCATCCGATGTTAAAGCTTTGGTTAAATCAGTTTTTGCTTCAAAATTCATTTCATAGCTCCTGTAACAATCTTTTCCATTACATCTAAAGCTTTCCCTTCGGCTATATCAATACTCTTTTCTATAAAGGGATGTGGCGACATTTTACTTGTGCCATATTCTAAAAACCTTGCTCGGTATGCCACTTTTTTATTCGGGCCAACTGAAACAAAATATCCAGAGTCTTTATCTTCACGAGGGGATGAAACGGTGATATTGTCTTTAATATGAGGTTGTTTTTTATCAGATACGTTAACGCCTCTTCTCTGTTCATTCGCTACAATTTCTCCGCCAGCTTTTAAAGCTGCTTCTTCAGCCTTTTGAACATTGTCACCTATTTGCCTAAAATACTTTTCAAGCTCGTCAAAGCCATCAAGTTCCATTCTAGCTACTTGTATCCACCTCCTCACAAAGAATATCCATGTAAATACCCTTTTCCTCAACATCTGAACAATCTATAACATCAAACTTTCTGTACATAGGGGCACCTTTGTCGTCTTGGCCACTTTTCATTAATATCCTCATACCCCTCTTTATGAAAGGTCTGTACCAAGTCCTAACTTTCTTTGGTGATTTAGAACCCATTGCGCCAGCTATCATTGTCTCAGAATCTTTTAAAGCCCCTGTTAAGCTACCTCTAATTGTCGCTATAGTTTCAAAGCCTTCGATCCAATTCAACTCTTCATCTTGTACTTTCCCACGTCGTTGAATAATCAGTGTTCTTTTAAATTTCCCTGGATTCATATATCACCTAACCAGTTAGATTAATTTGATTAATTATGCTTTTTAGACTGAATTCTAAGGCCTGTTTCTTCTCTCCAGTTGGTTCACGATTACTGTATTGATGTGCAACGTTTAAGTAAACCGCAAGCCTATGTAATGCATTTGTCTCATCGAAATCAACATCAATTTGTTTTTGAACGTACTGTTTTGCGGCCTCAATGAAAAAAGTGAGGATTTCATCATCCTCACTCCAATCATCTTCAAGGTTAAGATATTTTTTTGCTTCTTTGAGCAATCAAAACACCCCTTATGCAGTTGTAGTTGGCTCAGGAGTAGTTGGCTCAGGAGTAGTTGCTGCAGTTAGATCAATTTGACCGTAGATATATGCATCTTTATCTGCACCAATAACATCAAAGGATTCAATTAAACGTGCAGCCACTTGGTTTTTCTTAAACAATGCATGTTCGGACATGTCTAATTGAAGCTGATCACGATCAATAAATGTAGCTCCATCTACTGTGCTTCCGTAAATAATCGGGGCTTTACCAGATGCAGTTGGTAGTTCTGCATTAGAAAACACCTCAACAGGAAAACCAATAAACAATTTTTGAGTAGGATTTGAAGGGTTTGGTTGTAAGATAGGTCGTCCAATGCCATCGACTTCACTATCTAGATAGTCAAAACCATCCTGGTTCGTAATGATTTTCATCCCAAGTAAAAGAGCAGGATCTAGATCTTTATTGATTGAAGACTTAAGGTCTTTATAACCTTTAAGTGTTTTCACCTTTTTACCATTCTTTAACTCAGCAAAAATCTTTTTGTTTTCAGTGCGAACGGCTTTTCGATTAAACCACTTACCAAGGTAAGACAGTAAGCCCCCTGTTTCATTTTTAAGCAATTTCCGTGAGATAGGTAGCAATGCACCATAATCCATAACATTGTATGGGACATTTTTAAATTTAGGCTTATCGCTCTCCGGAATATCATCTCCATCAGTGAAGTTGGTTAACTCAGTAATGCTGTCTGAGTTCTCAAATACAAATGATCCCGTAAGTGTAGATGTATTGTAATAACCAATAAGAGGTCTTGCAGACTTATACTCTCTTCTCAGTTCTTTAATTTCTGTATGTATATCTTGAGGAACTAAATAATTTTCACTGTTTGCCTCTTTGTCTCCACCCGTTAGCAACGCATTTTCTGCTTCTGTTAGTGATTTTCCTTGTAGTACTTTGTAGAAGGCTTTTACACCATCGGCCTTTTCATTCTTGTTAGATGGTTCAGGAATATCAATACTGCCTTTTTCCTCTTCAAATATTGCACTTTTCACCTCAAATTCAGTTTGCAAATTCTCAATTTCATCAGTTAACACTTTCGCTTCATCATACTTACTATCTTGTACTAATTTCTTCGCTTCAGCTTTCTTGTTATTAATTGTTTTCAAAAGGTTTCTTAATTCTTTATTCATAAAAAATTTCCTCCCAATAAAAAAATTGAGCTTAAATTATAGTCAGCTCAATTAACATTTTTTCCTTAGTGTTTTCATCTTGTTTAGTTTGATTTGTTTGCTCCCTCAATTGTTTTGGAAGCTTTTCATAGTTCTTAAAATAATCGCTTGTACATGCTACAAGGTTGTTTTCTTCTGCAACTTCAATATTGAAATATTTAGATGCTTCTTTCCCATTTAGCCATGTTTCATCATTAACCATTTGTTTAATTTCTTCCATATCAACTCCGTCTTTAATATTTTCAGAGTAGACATTAAGGATTCCTTCTTCTATTAAATCTAAATCATCTGCCATTTTTCTTAAGTCATTCGAGTTTCCCATAGACATGCTCCATGGTTTATGTATCATAAGGAAAGCATTTGACGGTATTACAATTTTGTCTCCTGCCATAGCAATAACAGAAGCAATGGAACCAGCTAATCCATCAACGTAGACAGTTTTATGAGCAGAATTTCTTTTAAGCATGTTATAGATGGCTAGTCCTGCAAACACTGAACCTCCACCGCTATTAACATAAATATTAAGGGTTTTTACCCCTTCAACTTGCTTTAAGAATGTCCTAACATCCTCTGGACAAGTGTCAGTGTCTTCCCATTTTCCCCATTCAGAGCTTACGATATCCCCATAGAAATAAATATCAGCTGCTGAATTGGTTTGGTTTTTAATCCTCAAAAAGTCAGGCACTTCCTGTGTCACCTCCTTTCGTTGCTCCAGCTTTGCTTAGCTGATATTCTTTAGCTATATCAATTGATACGTGGTTTAAATCAACCCTGTGATCATCACCAGCTTCACCAATACCATTCCTATCCTCTAATTCAAGGACATCATTAATACTAAATGCACCCATTTCAGTCATTGTTTTGTAATATTCACTTCGAGTTTTGTCGTCACTTCTAAGGGCTGATCTTAAATTAAACTTCACATAGTAAGCCTCATGTTCTGATTCAGCAAATAACTTATAGTTCATCTCCTCTTCAATAGCAATTAGTTCAGGCTGAATGGTATTCTGAACAAATTCCATAGATTGATGTTCAATGTTATTAAAAGAGCTCTTATCAAGTTCTGAGAGCATATGTAAAGGAACATTAAATATTCTTGCAATCTCTGCAATGTTAAACTTTTGTGTTGCAATATACTCTGCATCAACTAAATTCATGGTCAATGACTGAAAATCAAACTTCCCGTCTAAAATAGCCACTTTATTTGCATTGTCCATTCCAGAGTTGACTTCTTCCCATGCTTCTCTTGCCTTATTTTTAGCATCTTTAGAGAGCGTTTCTTCTGTTTTGAGAATACCTTTTGTGGTTGTACCATTCTTATAAAAAGTGGATATGTATTTTTGAGCCGACTTCATCACTCCTGCTGTTTCCCTTGCAATCGTAACTGGCGATTTTCCGTTTATTCCATCAATAGAGAGATACGGAAAATGAAGAATTTCATCTGGATGATAAGTATGGACTACCCCATGACTATCACTATATAGATACCACAGGTCATCATTGGCATCTAATACAACCCTTACTCGGCTTGGCTCAAGCAATTTCAAGCTTGTGACATCGCCTTTTTTATTAATATTTATCTTTACATAAGCATTACCCCATAAGTTTCTATGCACCGTCAGTGTGTGTTTGAATACATAGGGTGTTTGATATATATTAGGCCTTCTCTCTATGAGTTTTGCTACTGGATGTGAAGATTCTCTTAGCCGACCATTCTCAGCCTTTTTAAAAACTTGAACAGGTAGTTTTGCAATATGACGTGCCTTAATATCAACAGCAGCAAAAATGGCTCCTATTGCTAAAGAATTTTCTGGAGTTATAACCTCACCACTAGCTGTGTTAGACCTTGTAAAACTTAACAAAGGCTTTTCCCATTCTTGAACGCTATTCTTAATTAGATTTTTTATGATCAATTATTATCACCTCCCTTTTGTGAGATGAGAAATCCTAATGCCAGCAGTATTGCTCCTAAAAGATAACTAGCAATATATGCATTTAAAGTAAATGTGGTAAACAGAACAACTAAAAAGCCAATTAACATTAGAATGTCATCTAAAAAGGGGTGGAGTTTTTCAAAAAAACTTTTCAACGTACCACCTCCTAAAAACTAAAGTCATCACTCATAACATGATCCTCTAAACTTGTTGTGTACTCATGAAGCATAGCCCCAGTATGTGCGTTCATTAATGCAGCTGCACTATCAATTTTCTCTCTTGATTTCTTCTTTGAAAGTTTATAAGCGTATTCATCACCTTCAGTAACTGCATTTAACATTGAATAATTAAGTAAGGGATTATTGTTATGTAGGATTTTTTCCTGAAAGACAAGATGCTTAAAATTCTTAGTCGCAGGGGATAAATATTGCAACCTTTGAGGAGTTTCAACCACAGTAAAGCCTTCTTCTTCTAGCAAAACTACAAGTTGACTAGCATCCCAAGCATCATAATAAATTTGCTTTACTTTCCATTGATTCTTTTTGACATTATCAACAATCCACCTAACTATGTCTCGATAATCATTTACCGCTCCAGGCGTCCTTGTTATCCACCCTTCTCTCTCCCATAAATCATAGGGAGCTCTCTCATTTTTAATCTTGTATTGCATCATTTCATCTGGAACAAATGAGTGAGATTGGACAGCAAACTTTCCGTCTGGCATCGGGTGTATCGTAGACACAGAACAGTTATCATCAGTTTTCGCTAAGTCAATTCCAATGTAGCATTCCGTCCCTCTAAGATCAGGGAAAGGTTCTTTGCTACACGCCTTCCATTTCTCAACTGGCATATATGAGTTCTCATGTTTAGCATCTAACCAAACATTCATTGACTTTACGAGATAGTTTTTAAGGTCGTCCCCTTGCTTTTCTTTAGCTTCCCGTGAGAAGTTAATGAGCTCTTGAAAAGAAAAAGGGTCTTCAGCAACTAATGGATTTGCTTTTATGAAATTGTCAGGATCAAACGGATCATCATCTTTATCTAATTGAGCAATGTAAATAAAATAGCGATCATTTTTCACAATCCCTTTTAGGATTTGTTCACAATAATCATGTTCTTGCTTACATGGGGATGTAATATCGAATCCTGCTGTACTGATGATACTTATTAAACTCTCTCTTTGCTTAACTGTTCCATCTTCAAGTAGTTTGACCATCTGGTTATCTCTGTGGGCATGGTATTCATCAATAATACCTAGCTAACCACAATGAGGATTAAATCCATCAATTGTGCCGGTATCCTTTCCCAATGCCATCATGATGCCCTCATTGTGCTTGCTGATCACCTCGCTTGAATGGTCACGAATTTTGAAAAATGCTCGTAAATCCCTGTCCATATTAATAAATTTAACTGCTTCCCCCCAACAGATCCTTGCCTGTTTAAGCTTAGTTGCAGTCATGTATGTCTGTGCTCCTCTATAATTATCAAACCCAGTCATATACAGCCCTATACAGCTATTAAGAATAGACTTTGAATTCTTACGAGCAAGCATTGCAAATGACTTCCGAAAACGCCTATAGCCTGTATCTTTATGCACCCAACCAAAAAGAGAACCTAAAATAAAACATTGGAACAGCATTAGCTTAATAAATGTCCCAACAATTTCAGCTTCTCCATCAGTGAACTTTAATTTCTCACAAAAGTTCAATATTCTATTTGCTTTATTTTCATCAAAAACATAGGGGAAATCTTCTGTCCCTTGTCGCTTCAAATCATCTAAATGCCTTTGACATGACAGTTTAACTAACTCACCCGTTTTAATTTTCCCTTCAACTACGTCTACTGCATATTGTGTTGTTCTATTCATCTTGTAAACTCACTAAACTTATTATTGTTTTCATCCTTCGTAGGAACGATTAGTCTTAATCTAGAGCTTATTGTCAATCCTAATTCACTTGATTGCTTTCTAATGACCTCAGCATACTTGGTTTGAATTTGAACATACGGGCTCACGACTGTATTAGTATTTCCTGCAGCATTTGTATACTCAATCGTTGTTCCATGTTCTTGAATTGCCTTTGATGCTTTAAGGTAGTTGGAATAGGCATCGCAATAAATAGCTAAAGCCACAGAATCCAAATTGCTCATTAAATCTAAAGCAATTAGATCTTTTACAACTCTTTTCCACTCTTTTTTTGCATCTTTGTCTAACCAAGTTGGACATTTTATTTTGTCACTTTTGGGTTTTAATTTTTCCTCAGATTCTTTTCTTTCCTCTAATTGATCCTTAGTTAAATGGGTTTTCCCTTCTGCTTCTATCACTGCAGCAGGTTTACTTTTTCTGCCTGCCAATATATCACCTCCTTATTTTCTAAAGGCAAAACTCAAAAAAGGAAATTCTCTAAAGGGGGAGGGGGAGGCGGTCTACGAAGTTTCATTTTTTAGAGATTTTAGTACGGGGGGTGCTTTCACTCTTCTCTAGGTTAGATACACTTTCTGCTAACAAGCACATACATTTAACAATATCCTTATTAAAATGCTTCTGCTTCATTTGACGCACTGAACTATCATTCATACGATCAAGCATTTCATGCAGTCTTTCCTTAGCAAGCAAAGTATCACTTGATTCTTTAGTCTCTACTTTATCCTCACCGTACTTAGCAAACTCAACATCCCCAACATACATCTTATCCTCTTCCTTCTTAGTATCCCCTTTCAATCCTTCAATCTGCTTCAATAAACTCTCTGCAACCTTTAACACAATACGATTAGCATCATCATTCTTTTTCCCTAATCCCTTAATGATGTTATCCTTTGTTTTGTGAATCTTCTCTGTTAACATCGCAGTGATTTGATCCAATGTGTTTTCTCTTGCTTGTTTAGTAACCTCTTCTTTCCAAGTGTTGGTTGAGGGTTTTGTTTCTTCTGGTTCTCCAATCCATTCGTAATTATTAATCATTAGTCGTGACGGTGAATGTTGACTCCTTTGCAGATTCTTATACAGGTATCGCAAACTACCTCCAACTCCCTTACTTTGTTCCATACTTCTTCTCATCCTCTCTTGTTTTACGGTTATGACAACCATGACAAAGCATCTGCAAGTTAGAGTAGGTCAACCTCAAGTCCCATCTAATCTCAATAGGAAGGATGTGGTCACATACGTCTGCTGCTGTTATTACTCCTCTATCCATACAATGCTTACATAGGTTGGAGCTCTCATGTTTCTTCCTGTCTCTTACCCTTTTCCAACTAGATGAATTATAAAAAGCTTTAGAAGCCTGGTTGCGTTTGTACATATCATAAAACTGATAGGCACTCTTCTTCTCGTCTTGTTCCAAGCTCCTATGCTTATCGCAATAAGTTTCTCTTGTTAGAGTATTGCAACTAACAACCTTACATTGCTTCAGTGTCTTCCTCATACTTCACCCTGAGTTCCTCACACTCTAATACATTCTGGTCAGTCATTTTTTTGATTTCTCTTTGCATCTGTTTCATTTTAAATAGTCTGTCACGAATAGCTTTATTGTTATAAAAAGATCTAAACTCTGTAGAACAATGAGGACAAGTAAAGTAACTCACTTTCACATCAGCATCTAATTTTCTTTCCTTAATCTTTTTAATATCGAAAGGTTTTAAGCACTTGTCACATAAAACGTTGTCCATTCATCCAACTCCCTCTACCAAATAAAAAAAGACACCCAACTGGATGTCTTAATCTCTTTCTATAATGGTTGCAGTAATTATTGGTGTTCCGACTGTACCTTTACCATCTTGAACGGTGCCATAAGCTGTAACTTTATCATCTTTAGCCAATGTTAAATAACTCATGTTCATTACTTGGTACAAACAGTTTTCACCGTCTTCTTCTTGGGAAATCAAAACTGAATCAAGTGTACCTCCTTCACCAGTTACACCAACAACTTCACCGGTCACCTTCACCAATTTATCAACTGGTGGATTATCTACGTTTAACTCAGAATATGTAGCAGCAACTGCTTCTTCTTTAATAGCTTCGTTCTTTTCTGCTTGGCTTGTTTCATTTGAGGTTGTATTAGTTTCCTCGCTAGTGCTTGTATCCGTTGCGCCTGTAGTACTTTCTTCAGTCTTCGAAGTATCCTTTTCCTTAGACGTATCGTTGCTTGAACAACCTGATAGTACTCCTATAACCACAATAAACAAAATTATGCATCTCATGTAATCCCCTCCATTATAAGAAGAGTATACCTTACCTGATTATTTTAGACTACTGCTCATAAGGAAATTGTAATGAGCGCAAATACTCCTCTTTCTCCAAACCCGTTACTCTTTTGTATCCACCTTCTTGAATTGAAGTTTCAACTATAACGTACGTTCTACCGTTAATCGTCATTTCGTTATTGAGTTTAATCTGATTAAATTCAACGGTTACTTCTTTCATTATTCTACACCCCTATGAAATTGCTATAATAAATTAAACTGATTCAATTGCACTCTTTGTCTCTCTTGTTTCTTCCCCAAATTTATTAGATATTGCTTCAGCGAACTTGTGTCCGAATGCATTTTCATACATTGCATGTTCAATAAGAATCTTCGCTCCGCCCTCATTTTGGTCTGTTTTGGTTTCCCAATCAAACGAAACCTTAATTCTTTTTGTAATCTTTTCACCTTTATAATAAACTTCAGGAATTGAGTTAATTTCAGCTAAAGTAATTTGCAACAATGGTTCTTTATCCATTACTCAATCACTCCTTTTTTAAAGAACTTATTATCAACAAATAGTTTGTAATCATACACTCCATCACGCTTACACTTTTCCATGGCATTCTGAGTTGCTATATCAACGAGAATGGCTATCTCACTATCAGACAATCTATTACCTTGGTTCTCGTACTCTAATCTTACACATCCATCATCACCGAACTTAGTAACAAGTGAATCCTTAAATTTCTTTTCATTGAAGTTCATATTAATTCCAATCTCAATGAATGGATAGTTTTGTTCAATTGCCTTTAACCGCATCTTAACGTCTTCAATTGCTTCATTAAAGTTGCTCAGTGTTTGAGATGCTTGTGTTGCATCAACAGTAATTCCTAAATGATTTGTCTTCAATTGGATTCCCTCCTTATACTCACTAACCTTCTCCAATATCTCTTCACGAACAGATTCATCTTTAACCTTATCGTTTAACATCTTCTCAAAAGAGACACTTTTTAAATAGCTCTTATCATACCTAATGAATGTTACCCCTGTGCTATATGGATCAATGGATTTCAACCCGTAATATTCTACTCCATCCCAGCCCCACGGTATATATCCAAGATCTGATTGAGCATCAAAATTAAACTTGATACGTAACCGTTTAAATAATTCAGCCTTCTCTTTACTTACCTTTAAACCTTGATAGTCAACTATAAGCTTACCGTTCAACTTTCCTTGACTCATTCAATTCCCCTCTTCTTTTCGACAAATAAAAAAGCACCCGTTGCTGCGGATGCCTTTACCTTTTCCTTTTATAACTTTCAATATCTTCTCTTAAAAACAAACGGTCACGACTTGTTGTTTTAATGGGTACTAATGTTTCACGATCGACCAACTGTTTTAAGTTTTGACGACTACAGCCGATTATCTCAATCGCTTCAGACGTAGTTAAAATTTCTTTTGCTATAAAATCCTTCAAGTCATCAATGCTGTCAAAAACAATCTTAGTCATTTCGATGATTCCTCCACCTAAGAATAATGTTTATTATAGTGAGTATCAACCAGATTAACGCTAATACCATTGTTAGTATATCTAAGGTGCTGAGATGAGCATAATCAAAATTCGAAAACAGCATAATGAACAGAATGAAAAAGACTACCGTTAAACCGTCATTCAATTTTTTCATGTGTTTTGAGTATGGAATGAAAAGTGTTATAATAATAAGAGAAGGGGAATTAATCCCCTCTAGCTTATGAGCGACGTTTCTTCTTGGCGGGAGAACGTCGTTTTTTGTTTTTGCTTGCCTTCAAGTCCTTGATGTTCTTGATCATGGTTGTTATTCCTGCTAGGATTGCAACCACCCAAGCCAAGTCCCGAAGGATAAGCTCTAACTTTTCCATACTCATTTCCCCTCCTTTCTTAACTTAATTATAACACTTACGTTTACTATCGTCAATCTATTTATTTTATTTTTATCCTTATTTTTCACTTTTTTCTAGCATAAAAGGAGGGTACTAATATATCCTGCATGTTGTTTTCTGTCCTTGTTTAGATATTTATAGTCGCTCGCGAATCGACTTCCATTTAATACGTTGCTTTTCTCGTTCATTCTTCTCGCCTTCACGCATTCCATGGTAAAAACCTAAAGATGAGCTTAATGATAAAATGGCATAGAACATCCCAAGTCTTTCTCCTCCTAATAAGAAACCACACATAAAGAACAATGCAGCTATAACAATACAAGCAAGAGATTCAGCAATTAATCTATTCATCAGCTAACATGCCCTTTGCAAAATCAATGTAATCATAATGAGCTTTATTCTTCTCAATTTGACTAATAACAAATTGTAAAAAATCATCTTTCTGTCCTTTTTCAATAAGGTAATCCCTGAATAAATCACTAGCATTGTTTAATGTATCTTCAACTGCGTTAAACATACCCTTCCACTGTTCTTCACTCTTCTTTAAATTTTCATTCTCAATAATCATATCTTTCATATCGTTAATGTACGTACTTTTATCCATGCATCATTCTCCTTTATGCTTTTTTATTAGGCGTTCTAACTCTTTAATCTCGTCCAACACTTCCATCCGCCGATTAACATAATAATCAAGTTCACTCAACCGTCCGTTAATGAAGAGTAGTGACGTTCTTGCGTTCCGTAAATCTTCATTCAGTTCTTCAAGAGTGTCATTCATAGTCTACTCAGCCTCCACCTTATGAGTTTTGTTATTGATGATTGATTGAACCGTCTGAAACGCACATCCATAAACACTGGCCATTTGCTTGCAGAAAGCTAGTTTTGCATCTTCCCAATATGTAAATGCTTCTCGGATTTCTTGTACTTCATCTTCAGTAAGTAATTTTCTCTGACTCATCTTCTCTCTAACACGCTTATCATATTGCAACGCCCGTGTAGTGAATTTAAGGTTAGCAAATGAATTGTTCGCTTTATTCATATCAATATGGTCAATTTCAAGATTCTTTTCTCGCCAAAAGTCTTTAGTGACTTCACATGCAGCCATCATTACAATTTCGTGCATGTAATAAGGTTTTCTTTTCCCATCATCGGATTTAAGTCCTGTCATTACATATCCAATATCGTTTGGTTGTGGGTTTAACCATTTATTCGTTACGGTGCTATACACTTTACCTTCTTCGATATCACAGAAATATTTCGTATGTCCTGGTACAACCTTTAAATTTCTTAAATCAACCTTTTCTGAAACTTTAATCAAATTTGTTTCCCTCCAAAAATTTTAATTTTGTGTGCAAGCAGAAAAAGCCCTTCAACCTATAAAGGCGGGCTTAATCTCTCGCATCATCTAAACTAAAAATTAATTGGAGAGGTGTCATCACGACATGCTCAT